GCAGGGCGTTGACCCGCAAACCTCAAGGCAGGTTGCGCGTCAGTATGTCACACATCAGAAGGAACTGAAGGACCAGGAATCAAAGGCTATGGACCTCATAGGCTTTGTGGAGGGCAGGCAGAACGCTGCCCTCCATTTCGCTCTTCAGAACAAACTGCTTAACAAGCAGGCGCTCGAGGACATTCGGACGTTACTCAAATTTAGATCCCCACAGGAGATGGAGCTAGAGGCCAAGCGTATGTCCCAGCTCCGCTCACAGGCTGCTGAGATCTCACAGCTCAAGCAGGGTCGTGTTGCGCCACAGACCTTCGACAATAGTCAAGGCGCTGCGGAAGCGTCATCCAATGACCAGCGCCTCCTGGATGCATATAACAATGGGGATAGGTCAGATGCAGCAGTGAGAGCTGCGAGAAGATTAGCACTGGGAACATAAAGGAGGTAGGTTATGGCACAGACAGCCACAACGGGTAATCTAGAAAATGCTCAAAGAATTATTCTGGCAGCGGCCAGGTACACTGAGGAGCATAACGCTCCGGCTCTTGCTCTCATAGAGCAGTTCAAGCTGCCGAAGGGTTCAAAGCAGGTAACGGTCCCCAAGGTGGGGCAGATGACGATGAGTGACCTTGTTGATGGACAGGACATCGTTGACGAGGAAGACATTGGGATGACCACGGTAGACCTCACGGCATCCGAGGTCGGAGCCAAGGTCATTCTCACGGACAAGCTGGTTCGACAGAGTGCCGATAATGTCATGAGCATGATTGGGCGACAGCTCGGTGACGGCATGGCGCGGAAGAAGGACACAGACGTTATTGCTTTGTGGCCTAATCTCAATAGTGGAACGGTCTTTGGTGCTGATGGCGCAGCAATGAATACAGCGAATACACATGGCTGTATCTCTGGGGCCAAGGCGGGCAAGTTCGGGAACCAACTGTATCTCATTCACCATCCAAACGCAGTTGCAACACTTTCTAAGCAAGCAGCCACGACTGCTGATACAGCGGCTGCTGCTGGACTTACCAGCGGTTGGAGTGTAGACCTGCTACAGAACTTCTACAGTGGACTCAAGCCCATAAACAATGTCCCCATATTTGAGGATGGGAACATTGATAAGATATCCACCACCGCTTCTGGGTACGGCGTTATCGCTGACAAGACTGCTATGGCAGCCCTGACAAGCGTAGACACCAGGACAGAGCGAGAACGGGATGCATCGCTCAGGGCCTGGGAGGTAGTTATGACGGCCGACTATGGTGTTTTTGAACTAGACGACACCCGTGGCGCAGCAATACGGTTCGAGATTGGCGATCTTGCGACTTCATAGTCAGGAGTAAATAATGGCAGGAATTACGGAACGGAATAGGCAAAAGGATGAACTGGCTAGTGTCGGTTTTTCACTGAAGTACATCGACGAATGGCAGCCGAAGACGACCTTGTATCGTCATAAGCCCAGCTACAACGTCGATGGAGAGATGACGGCAGATGTTGGCACAGCGGTGAAGGGTGTCCCGGGGAGCCCAGACTATGTACTACGGAAGTCCAAGATAGGGCTCTTCCCGTGGCCCCCAAGCGAGGGGTGTACCTGTCGGTGGTGTGTGGCGTCTGCGCCAGTCCCCGAGGAAGCACTGAAGGGAGATGATGGCGCAGACCGCCAGACATTAACAGGAAGGAGCCCAAAGAAAATGGGCCCCTATTTCCAGACGGACAGCTAGGTGTAAAGATTGCCGTGCCTAGCGATATATAAACAACGGTGATCGCAGGACTTTGAGCCTGTAGATTAAGGAGATTTGAAATGGCATTTCCACAGACACTAACGGGAAAGTATGGGTGGGAGAAGGTGACCACTACTGCTCAAAAGCAGAAGCTGGGCACTCGTATGCAGATCGGCGATAGGGAATTTGTATATGCAAGTACAGGTGAAGCAATAACTGTAGGTAAACTAGTAATGGGTGGGGCAGGAACTGCTGCTCATCAGGTTGACTTGGCAGTATCTGCTGCCTCTGCGGGAGGTACTACCGTAACTCTGTCCGGTTCTTTATCTATTGCAAAAGACCTATACAAAGATGGATGGCTTATCTTCAACGATGTTGAAGAAGAAGGTCATATATACAGAGTCAAAAGTAACACACTAGTATCAAGTGCAACAGGGTGTGTAGTAACCATTGACGAAGAAGATGGACTTGTAACTGCAATAACAACTTCACAGCAAGTTGGGTTATATGAAAACCCATACAAAGACGTAGAGGCGCATGACGCTAATGATGTAGACCATGCTCCACTAGGTTGGACTTGCGTTGATATTGCATCAGGTTCTTATGGATGGCTTTGTGTTAAAGGATTTACATCAGCTTTGATTGATGGTACTCCAGCGGCAGGTGTTCCTTTAATAGCATCTAATGGTGTAGATGGGGCAGTAGAAGTCTATGATGAAGATGGCACGGTTAACCTTTCATTTGTAGGTTATATGGGGCCGATAGCTGGAGTTGCTGGCGAATACGGGCTCATCAAAGCAAATATAGGCTAAAGGAAATAGATGCTTCGGGATTTATGGACACCTACGGGGGCTGCTTACAAAGGGGCAGTCCCCGTGGGATACAATGTAGAAACAGGAAGCGGTATTGTGGTGCATACTGTGATGCTCAAGGCCAAGGATAAGTTCGGCAAGGAGCATAAGATGCAGGTGCAGGTACTGGCTGACAGGGATACAAGTCAGGCCCAGGTGGAGGACATGATGGGCGGTGCGGCTGAACGCTTCCTCCGGGATGTCCGGGAGAAGTATGATAAGCGTCCTGCCACGGCTGAGGAAATGAAGGAAGCGGGCAAAGCCCTTAATGACTTCCTGCAACACCGCACAAGGCGCAGGAATAGCACATCCAATAAACTCTACTTTTAAGGAATAGGAATATGGTACAGGAAAATACTGACATTAACGTGGCGATTACCACCGATGACGTTCAGGCTGTTATGCAGTCGAACCCAATGATGGCATTACAGGTACAGAACCGTGCCCTGATGCGTAAGCTGGGCGAGGCACAGGGTGAGGTTGCTAGGCTCACACAGGAGCTGGAGTATTCTCAGAACGGAAAGAATAAAAAAGGGGGATAGTTATGCCGAAGGTAGGCAAGCGACATTTCTCTTACACAACGAAGGGGCAGGCAGCAGCCAAGAAGTACGCTAAGGCTACTGGCAAGTCCATGACCAAGAAAAAGAAGAAGGGTGGGTACTGAGTTATGGTAATGATGCCACCTGGGGGGGCTCCCCCACCAAGGCCGCTAGGACCGCCACCACCTCCACCTGCTGGCCCAGGAGGGCCTGGAGGGCCAGGAGGGCCTGGGATGGACCCGGCTTTTGCTGCGGCAGTCAAGCTGATGATGCCGGCAATTGAAAGTGTTATGAGAACCCTCGGCCCAGAGGACATCCAGGGTATCCTCGGCAATGGCCAAGGGGCCAGAAGGTCAAGCCCAATGGGGCGACCCGGCCCTGCGCCAAGGCCCCCTGGTGGGCCTGGCAGAGTGGCGCCTAGGCCCCCGGCAAGGCCAGCCCCTGCTAGGGGTAGGCCAGCCGCGGCTGCTCCTCGACCCCCCGCCAGGAGAGCAGCTCCAAGGCCGCCAGCCAGACGGCGATAAATAAGAAGAAGGGTGGTTGCTAATGGCTGCGACAAAGCGGCGTGAGCCACGCCGGCTCACCCAGGAACAGAAAGAGCGCTTGAAGGACCCTAAGTTTGTATTAGCACTCAAGGCGGTGAAGCCGCTTGTGTTGGAGGAGCGGAGAAGACAGGGCGTTAGGCGCCGCACTACTAGATAATTTATGAGGTGCCATAATGCCATCGATACAGGGAAGGACCCGTGAACAGTTACGGCAGCACATAGGCTATGCCCTCGGTGCGGTGTATGTTTCCACTACCAAATCAAGCGGCGGAACCACTGGACAGCTTCTTGATGAAACCCTAGTGCTTGGAGGTGCGGATACCCAGATAGGGAAGTGGGTACGCTTCACAAGTGGATCTAATGATGGTGATACTCGGCGTGTTACTGATTCTTCTATCACCAGTAATGTATCCACCTTAACCTTCATGCCATTAGTAGATGTAGCTACGGCAGGTGAAACCTACGAGCTGTGGGAAGGGTACAGCCCGGATGTCATTGATGAGTTCATCAACCAGAGTATCATCAGCGCTACTGGCCAGGTCTATGACCCCATCGAGAACGTGGAGCTGCACGGCGATGGGAAGCAGCTCCGCTTCGATATCCCCTCCAACATATCCATGATCTCCAAGGTGGAGTATCGGGACAAGGTGGCATCCACACGGATTCATGCCTGTGATACTACCTTTGATGAAGTCACTACTCCAACAGGTTTCACTCTGTCGCTTGACACTAAAGATAAAAAGCAAGGCACTCAATCATTAAAAATTGCATTTGCTGTTGGAGCAAGTGCCGGTGCCTTTATTGCAGATTCCATTACTGCTATCGATATCTCTGCCTATGACACCATTGAGATGTGGGTAAAAGTCACAGGGATCAGTAGCGCTCTTGTTGCAGGGAACCTCAAACTGCATCTTGATGATGGTACGGTTACGGCAGATGGCAACGACAAAGAAAGCTTGAACCTTCCTGCAATATCGCCAGACACATGGACTTTCGCCAGAATGTCTTTGGGTAATCCAGAGTCAGACACAGCTATTGCCTCTGTCGGCCTTGAGCATGATGCTGACCTTGGAGCAGATGTCACGGTATGGATAGATGACATTAGGGCAGTTGCTAATGACACGGCTGAGTGGGCAACTCTGGACAGGCGTAACTGGAAGATAGACAAGGAAGCCCGGGACCTGATTCTCATGCGGGATGGGCATCGAGCCTTGGGCTACTCACTCATCAAGCTGATTGGGGGCGATAAGCCAGCCCTCCTCACCAGTGACTCTACGGC